GGTTAACTTTGATTGGGAGATATTGACACCCGATATAATGAGAGAATACCTGCAACTGATTGAAGAAGGAAAGGCACCCAAACAAGCCTATTACGCACTGACCACCAAAGACTATGAAAATATTAGTAATAATATGGCAGAAATTAAGCGTTATACGAGAGATATTTTGGCGATTGTTGAGTATTACAGAAGTCTTGATGACGAGGAAGAAGACGATGGATAAAGACCAGTTAATGAAAGAGCTTATCGCTGATGAAGGATTTGAATATGAAATCTATTTAGATCATCTGGGTTATCCGACTTTAGGAGTAGGGCACTTAATAACTGAAAAAGATGAAGAGCATGGGAAACCAGTAGGTACTCCTATTTCTGAGCAAAGAATTAGAGAATGTTTAGATAATGACATAGAAATTGTTTGTGAAGAATTGGACATGAAAGAGCCTTGGTGGAGGAATCTAAGTGATAATCGTCAGCGAGTAATAGCAAATATGTGTTTTAATTTAGGTCATCCTCGTCTTAGTAAGTTTAAAAACTTTATTCAGGCTGTGCAGGTTTCCGATTGGGAACGTGCTGCTGAAGAAATGATGGACTCAAAGTGGGCTACGCAAGTAGGAGATAGAGCAGAAAGACTTAAAAACAGGATGTTGGCGGGTTAACTATGACTAAGAAGGTTAGTAAGAGCAAGAAGGCTAGAAATTATCGTTCTGAGTACAAAAAGTATCATAGTAAAAAGACACAAAAAAAGAACAGAGCGGGACGCAATAAAGCCAACCGTTTAATGAAACGTAAGAAGAGAATAAGAAAAGGAGACGGCAGGGACGTTGACCATAGGGACGGTAATCCACGCAACAATTCACCAAAAAATTTAAGAATTGTTCCCAAGAGTTCAAATAGAAAGAAAAAAACAAAGAGAAGGAAGAAGTAATGCCATTAGCCAAGTTTAGATTTGCACCAGGAATCAACAAGGAGGGTACTGAGTACACCGCCGAAGGCTCTTGGTTTGATTCAGACAAGATGCGGTTTCGTTCTGGCTATCCAGAGAAAATAGGTGGTTGGGAAAAATATTCATCAGGCACTTATCTCGGTACTGCAAGAAGCCTACACCAATGGGATGATCTAGGCGGCACGGATTTCATGGGCATAGGAACCAATTTAAAGTGGTATGTGGAAGAAGGGGGTGCCTACAATGATGTTACCCCGATCAGAGCCACTACTTCCCCAGGCGATGTAACTTTTGCGGCTACTGATGGTGAGTCCACAGTAACCATTACAGACAGTAGTCACGGAGCAGTAACAGGAGATTTTGTTACTTTTAGCGGAGTAGACAGCGATGGGTTAGGTTCAGGAGGGAATATTACCGAAGCTGTTTTAGAACAAGAATATCAGATTGATTTAGTTACTAATGCTAATGCTTACACGATAACAGCTAAAGATACATCGGGCGATACGGTTACAGCTAATAGCAGCGATAGTGGTAATGGTGGCAGTAGTGTGGTTGGTGTGTATCAAATAAATACAGGCTTAGATACTTACGTTTCTTCTACTGGTTGGGGTAGTGGTACTTGGGGTAGGGGAACATGGGGCAGTGCAGACTCTAATGCTGAAAATTTAAGATTGTGGTCACAGGATAATTTCGGAGAAGATTTAATTGGTAATCCTAGAGGGGGTGGAATTTATTATTGGGACACTTCAGGAGGAGTATCAACCAGAGCCATTAATTTTACTGCTTTGAGTACCGCTTCTGATGTACCACTTCTGGTTAATCAGATTATGGTTTCTGAAGTAGATAGGCATATTATTGCTTTTGGGTCTAATTCTATTAGTGCAACCAGTGTGTTAGATGAATTGCTAGTGCGTTGGTCAGACGCTGAAGATGCAGGAAATTGGACTCCTAGTTCGACTAATAGTGCAGGCGGTCAAAGGGTTAGTTCTGGGTCTTATATTGTCGGAGCCTTAAAGACGAGGCAAGAGATATTGATTTGGACAGACGCAGGCGTTCATTCCATGCGTTTTATTGGTGGACCTTTCACCTTTCAATTTAGACAATTAATGGAAGGACCTTCCATTATTAGTCCGAAAGCGGCAGCCGTTGCAGCCAGCACTGTGTTTTGGATGGATCGTGGAAACTTTTATATGTATGACGGAGCGGTTAGACCTTTGCCTTGTTCGGTTTTGGATTACATTACTACCGACATAAACTTAGGACAGGCATATAAAGTATTTGCAGCTTCAAATCCTGATTTCTCCGAGATCATGTGGTTTTATCCTTCCAGTAGTGCTACTGAAGTAGATAGATACGTTATATTTAATTATAAAGAAAATTTGTGGTCAATCGGAACGCTAGTTAGAACAGCATGGACACCTGCTCCGACCAGAGAAAAACCTTTAGCCGCAGGAACTGCCGATAGTTCCAATTATATTTATCAGCATGAAACTGGTTATAACGATGACGAGTCGGCGATGACAGCGTACATAGAGTCAGGAGATTTTGATTTACAGGACGGCGAGCATTTTGTTTTATTGTCACGAATTATTCCTGACGTTAAGTTTACAACTGCAACTGGTTCTCCAACCTCTAACACTACGGTAACAATGACGATGAAAGGGAAAAATTATCCTTTGGAAACAGCTTCGACTTTATCTACGTCCACTATAGAAACAACTACTACTCAATCTGAAATAAGAGGTAGGGCGAGACAGGCAGCTATTAGAATAGAAAGTTCTACCACTGGTATGACTTGGAGATTGGGTGATTTACGTTTAGAACTTAGACCAGACGGGAGAAGATAATGCCAAGAAATTCCCAACCACTATTATTGGCTGCACAAGAATATGATTCTCAACAGGAAACTTTATTCAGGTCTCAAGTGGAAACTGTAGTGGTAAATATAGATTCTGATATAACCGAGATAGAAAATTTAAGAACAAAAGACTCGACATTAGCTCTTAGGCGACACCAATTCTTACTCATGGGAGCCAGTAGTGTCTGATGTTATTAAAGTTTTGGGTCAGCTAGACCCTGCTGCAACCACAACCACGACCTTATACACAGTTCCGTCTGAGGTGATGACTACGGTCAGTTCCTTTGTGGCTTGCAACAGAACGGGTTCAGCTATTACGTTTAGACTAAGCGTTCATGTAGCTGGAGCAAGTGCAGACGATAAACAGTACATCTATTACGATAAGTCGGTAGCGGCTACGGATGTATTGATTGCGGTGATTGGTATGACTTTAAACCAGACAGATGTGTTGAAAGTTTATGCAAGTGCAGTGGATATGAGTTTTAATTTATTTGGAGTAGAAACAAAGGCGAGTGCAAATGGCTAAAGAAAATAGAGAAATATCAAGATTTACTCCTGCAAAAAGCACAGGGTTGTGGGACATCAATCCACAAATGTTTATTGATGCGACCAGTGCTGTGATTAACCCATTCAGTGAGTCAAGCCCTTGGCGTGATCCTGATATAAAAGATAGAAGAATTAGAGAAGAATTAAAACCTGGGCACATAGAAGAGTTTGCAGACTATATCTTGAAAGGTGGAAATAGACAGTGGCTAAAACATAGTAAAAAAGATAAGGCTAAAACCTATCAGAATGAAGATAACCCTCTTATTAAAGAAGTCATAATGTTTGGCGAGGATATAGTTAATAATAGAATCATACGGAATAATTTTTATGGTCTTGGTCTTGATGACAGAAAATTAATATCAGAAGCCTATGTAAATTTTAGCAATAGGGCAGGAATAGCAGGCAAAGAAGAATCAGATTACTCTGATGAAACAAAGAAAAATATAAAAAAATTAAAAGATGCACGGATTAAGTTTGAAGCTGGAGATATAGAAAAAAGTGAGTTAGATTCTATTCGAGGTGCTTCTATAAGAAACTTGCAAGAAGAAAACCTTAAATCCAGATCGAGAGCTTTATTTGCTGATCCTAACAGAATATCTAATCGAATGTTTAATCCTTATAGCGGTAGAGAAGAAAGCCAAAAGGCTGCCTTTGAGTCTGATTATGGTCCTTTTGCTGGACCTGTACTAGATTTATTAACTCAAGGTGAGTTGCCTAGACCTGAAAATTATCGTGATATGCTATATGGTGGACCAGAGTCACGACAAGGCTTGGCAAGTTTGCAAGCACAATATGGATTCTCTCCTGAATTATCTCCTGCTGATGCTGGTGCTCCGATAACAGGACATGACAGAGAATATTTTGAGAAAAGTCCAACCTATGAAACTATATTTCCATCTGAACCAGGAGATATTCAGCAAAAAATACAACAAGTTCTAGCGGGTGATTTAATTGCTCAAAATTATATTGGGGATGATGTCGTTTTGAAAGGCAAAAGAGAGTTGGGAGATACTAGAAAATCTGAATATGGAGTCGAGCATGATATTTTAACAGGTTATCGAGGTCCAGAAGGAACAACTTATGATCCTGAAAAAGATAAATATTATAGAGAGCACCCCGTATATGGCGACCCTACATTTGAGTTACCAAGATATAAATACGATCCTAGATTTATAGAATTATTAAATTCAATTATGGGTCCAGAATACGCTGAACAATTTAAGAAAATTGGAGGAGTAGTAGAAGGAAGAAGTCCATATCAAAATAAGGGAGAAGTTGAGGTAGAAGAAAAGGTAGAGGTTAAAGAAGAAGACTCTGGCAATATTAATCTTTTAGATAGATTGCGTAGGTGGTGGGACATAAAACGCCATTTTGAAAATATGCCAGAAGAAGAAGTAGATTACTCTAAAGTTGAAGTTGAAGAGTCAGAAGAAACTAAGGGCGACAGGGAAAAAGACAAGGAAATTATAGAATATCTTGAGAAAGTGAGGACTAATATGAACAAAGGCGGATTATCAGGACAAGCACAGGATGTAGCTAAGGCGGGTCGCTATGGCGATACCATGCTGATGCACGTCAACCCTGCGGAAGTGCAGGGATTAAAGTCATTAGGAATGCCTATTACAACCAACCCACAAACAGGACAACCAGAAGCGTTCCTACCCCTAATAGGAGCACTTCTGGGAAGTATGGGAGTATTTGGGGGTGTTGCCCCTTGGCTAACGGGAGCATTAGGCTCAGGAATACTCTCAGGAGTTGGCTCTCTGTTACAGGGAGATAGTGCTAAAGAAGCAATTTTAACAGGCTTGGGAAGTGCTGCTTTAGGTAAGTTAGGCGGAGCTTTAGGCGGAGGTTCAGAAGCTGCTACTGAGGCGGCTACTACGGGAGCAGGAGAAGCTGTCGGAGATGTTGTGTCGTCTTCTGTAGACAAAGGACTTATAGATGTTTCTCAAATAGGAGCCGATACGATGGCTAAGTATCAAAGTTTAATAGATGCCCCTGGCTCCATCGCTAATTTAGAAGGACAAGTAGCTAATATGGCTAGAGATTTTGGTATAGACAAGGGTGTTTTGGAAGGAGCTATTAAGAGTGGTTCTAAATCGGGTCTCGATGCTTTCACATCGGCTGGATTAGGTGGACCAGGCGGTCCTACTTGGGCAGATGCAAAAGAAGGTTTTAGCTTTAAAAATCTATATGAAGGAGCTACGAGTCCAGATGTATTTTTACCAGCCGCTATTGGCGGTGGTGGTTTAGCGATGGAGAAATCTCAACAAGATTTTGAAAGAATGATGGCTGAATATATAGAAGACAGAAAGAGGAAAAGAGCAAAAGCCTTTGCAGACAATCCAGAACAGGTACCTTACGGTTCCCAGTGGGGTAGGATATTAGGCGTACCGCCCAGACCAGTTAGTGGTGGTGGTCGTATGGGCTTTTTTGGTGGTGGACTTGGCTCATTAGGTC